TATCCCAATTAACAGTATCCCCATAAATAGAAACGTACTTTATTTGATTAGCACTACCAGTATCAGAACCAAATACTTCTGATGCAATTACTTCCCCATCTTTATAAAAAACAACTGTGGGATTGTTACTGGTGTAAATAGGTATTCTAAAAACATTGTCTTCTAATACAAACAATTCTCTATTGGTAATAAATAAAGATGGGGATACTACTTGTACTTCTTCAAAATACCAGTATCCATCAAAGGCAATTTGTGTATAAGGAACAGATACAAGTGATGTGTTTGAAGAATCGTAAGCAGTTCTAACAGTCTTTACCCATACCGCTTGACCACTATAATTCCCATCAAAAGTAATGTCTAAATAATCTCTAATTAATTCTGATATTTCAAATAACACTTCAACACTTGTACCAACTACGCTTTTCCTTAAATTATATTGTGCAGTTACTGGACTTGTTACAGAACCACTCCATATAGATACATCCAATGTAGTGTATGCAGTATTTGATACTACCGTACTTGTGTAATGTGGACTCCTTAAATTTATTGCCATTGTTATTTATTATTTATACTGTTTTCCATTAGTGTTTCTATGTCTAATCTATATGCTTTAATTAAGTCTTTGTCAATATTCTTAAATGCTTTTTCAAATGGTTTGGTAAAAAATAGACTTGGTTTAATACCTCTGTTGTAAATGTTACCAGCAATAATGTGTGCAATAGTTTTATAATTACCTTTTGTAAATTTACCTTTTTTATCCCTTAACCTTATATTCTTTTTCTTTGCCCATTTCTCAATGCTTAAAACAAAACCTTTGTAATTACCAGTTTTACCGCTTCCAAATTTATATTCACTATTGGGTGCTTGCTGACCAGTTATTTTTGCATTTGGCGAAACCTTTGAGGGGTCTTTACCCTTTACACCTTTGTCTTGAAATACACCATAGTCTTCCATTAGGAAACTTAATTCAAAACTATTTTTAGAAACCTTTACATTAGAATCTAAACTTTTATATAAACTACCACCACCTTTTTTAGCCCTTGTTAAGTTTGCCCTTGACTGTGAGATTACATACTTTGCAAATCTATTTAGTTCGTCTTTAACATTGCTTAACATATATTAATATCATTTGGTATTATAACATCAAATGTTAATGCCCAACCAGCCATTTCGTTTTCAAACCTATCGTAAAAAGGTTCAAAGTTTGGCGTACCATCTAACTGATATAAATCTTGATGTAATGTACCACCTCTTAAAACTTGCACCAACTTATTTAATACCGCTAACTGTGTGTTAAGTATATCTTGCTCGTTGTTGTTACCTATAAATATATCTACAACTTCTTCTTTTGAAATGTTTACCACATCCATTGATAAAACTGACAAACTAAAACGCAATATATTATCCTCGTTACCTACATTATTAACTACAATGTGTGATAAAGGAAACATAGTTTGCTTCGATAAATCTATTCTTGTGATATCTCCAGTTGTAACTGTGTTGACATTTACATCTGCTAACAGTTGATTCTTTATTATTTCGGTTACTTGATAAAATCCTTTCATTTTAAAACTTACTTTTTATTTGTTGTGCTTCTATCTCTGCTTTTTCTTTCATAAATGATAGCATCGTAAAACATTGATGTACATTTAATTTAGTGATATCTTCAAACCTTGTAATATCTCCGTTAGCGAGTCCATAAATTGATTGATACCAACCCCATTTTGCTCCGAAGTTAGCTGACTTTGAATAGCTTCCATCTCCGTTTGATTGTTCGAATAAAGAATCGTATGCTTCGATAACTCCATCCCTAAATTGTACAAAAAAAAAACTGAACCTATCGCTGCACCTAATGGCATATCTTTCATTTCTTCTGGATTCTTTACATCGTATTCTTCAATGTTATATTTACCGACCTTACTTACTTTAATTGGTCTGTATAATACATTCATTGCAACGTGCATTTGTTCCCAACTTGAAACACTATTATCTAAATCAATATATTCCCCTAAACTTAATTCATCTAAATCTGGTGCAAATCCATATTCAACATCGTTAATTTTAAAACGTTGTATGTGATGTGGTTCTTGATTAAGTAATTCATTTAGTATATCAAGTATTGCAGTAACGCTACTCATTTTTAATTTATAGCTTTCTGATAAAGGAATACCACAAAAGATTTCAATCATTTTAGCATCCAAGAAATTACCATCTGGATTGTTTTCAGCTATCTTTAAATACTTTTGATACTGTCCTAATGTTATTTCGTTTAGTGATGTAGGTACGTTTATTTCAATCTTCATATATATATAATACTTTTATGTTAATGTTTTATAAAAAAGTCCTTACAATTTTCATAAGCCTTTGTAAGTAAAAAAAATTCATTGTGTGTTATTGGTTTTCTAATCCTTACCTTTTTATCTGTTCTGTGATGTATATAACATTCAACCGTTGCAATCATTGTTTCATTATTCATTACCTTATATTATAGCTTCCCTTATTTGGGTTCTTTAATTGTGATGTAATTGCGTAACGTGCTGCATCAATACAATGATTAAAAGCATCTATTGGTTTATTAATAGTATTACCCTCTCTGTCTTTCATCCAAGTATAACTTTGTAATTCCTTTATTAAGTTCTTACTTCTTTCTGTAATGTATATTTGATTTTGATTTATTAAGTTGATACCATATACAATTGAATCCTTACCTTTTGTACAAGGCAAAACTTTATGTCCGTATGTTTTTAATTCTGCAATTGATTTTGGCTCTGCACTATCTGCATAAACTATTTCTCTTATATCGTGTTCTTTAAATAGGTTTGATATATCACTATTTAATAGTTTCTTTTGGTATATTATTTCATCAAAGATATAAGCATTGTTATATTTGTATAATGCTATTAATGTGCTGGGGTCATTACTATAACCAAAATCCATTCCGTAACATAATAACCTTGCTTCAATTGGTAACTTAATACTTTTCCATTCTTTAATACATACACCATCTAAACTACCTACTTGTCCAAGTCCATATACTTTCCACCAGTTGCTCCAATAGTCAGATGTCTTTGCTCTTTCTCTTGCTGATTCTATATCGTCTACAATGGTCTGTGGTAACGCTTCGTTGTCTAAATAAGTAAGTGTAATGAAATCTGAATCGGGTTGATTAGCAACCTCCTTATGTGCCCAGAAGTTAGCAGTTGGATTAAAGTCAATCCATATATCTCCAGAAGTTCTAATTGATAATTGTTGATACGCTTCAAAGGGTACATTGTTTGCTTCGTTTACATACAATACATTTCTTCTTGCACCACGTAATTTGTCTGGTTGTTCTACTGAAAAAAATTCAATATAAGAACCATTTGTAAATGTGTATTTTAAGGTACTTCTATTCCATTGATTATCCCTAAACCTATTAGTTGCAATCATTATCTTTAAGAAGTCTTTAATTGCACCCCTACGTAAGTGAGGAATTGATTCAGATACTACACTTGTTTCTGTTATAGGGTTTCTTATACATCTATCAATAAGAATAGGAAGTATACCAAATGTTTTACCAGCTGATGTACCTCCTTGTATTACTTTCTTACGCTTTGTAAGTGCGTGTAATTTCTTTATTGCAGTTGTAGTCTGAAACATTTATAAATCAAATAAAGGTTGCTCTGATGTAATTGAAATATCTTTTGTTTCTTTTGGCTTACCGTACATATAATTCATATATAATTGTATCGCTTTAAAATCTCCCTCATCAATCATTAATTTTAATTTAACAATTGCTTCATCTTTATCAATATGTTTATTCAACATACCAATTAATTCCATTTCTTCTGATTTTGATTTACGACCAGCACCCTCTCTTTTACCACCTCTTTTACTTTCCATAGTTTGATATAAATTGATTATTCATACTTATATAATAGTAAATATCAGCTATTTTATTCAGTTTCTTCTTTATCTTTTTCAACTGTCATATTAATTGCAGTAACAATTGCTTGAACTTCTAATGCTAATTTATAGCACATCTTTTCTAATAATGCTATTC